GGCAAAGCTTAGTGTCTTAGCTAATCCCTGCCCGCTCTGCGCGAGTTGGTCGAAGTCTTGAACATCAGCGCCTTGCATAACGCGCTCTATTGCTACCATGTTAAAGAAAAGAGGGTGCTTTTTGTCCCCTATTTGTATTTCTTGCATGGTGCAATTATACGCAAAAAGGCGCTAATTGTTATACTGTTCCAACAGTCAAGGCACCAGTTCCCTGCAAAGAAGCTGAGAAGGTGGTAGCGTCGTTGTTGGGAGCGCTCATAGTCAAGTTAGAGAAATAAGCGCTGCCGCTCAATTTAATATCTCCGCTCACTTGAGAAGTCATAGCTACGGTTACACTAGTACCAGCCATGAGGTCGGTAATAATGTCGCTCCAGCTAATACCAGTTACGCCGCCGTCCTCTTCAAAAATACCCTCGCAGCTCAAAGTCCAGCCAGCCTCGCCAGCCAAAAACTCTTTATAGCCGCCGCTATCTTTGTTAGTTACGTCGATCATGTCTTTAGTAATGTCGAAATCGTTAGAGGTTGCGTTCGCAATTTTCGTTAAGGTTCCGCTTACGTCTTTGTAGATCGCAATAAGGGTACCGTTTACAAGTCCTGAAGTTGCCATTTTATTTTACTTTTTAATTTGTTGCTTAATTAAGTTACTTAGCTCTTTTTCTAAATTCTGTTTTACCGCGCTTTGGTTTTTGTTAAAAGCCTTGCCCATAAAGTCGTTACCTGGTACAACGGTAAGGCCGCCGTCTACTCTCTTGCGTTCCCAGCCCTTAGCAATAAGATAAGCGTGGAAGCCTCGCCAGTTGCCGTAAGTACGTGGGCCAATTATAGCGGCTTTCTTGTAACGTTTAGAGCGCTCAATAAAACCAATAGAGGCCCGTAGGTTGCCAGTGCGGCTATTTATCTGGCTTTGGGCATCTGTAATAATAGGCTGGGACGCTTTTTTAATTGCGTCGTAAACCTTAGAATCTTGCGTCTTTACAAGCTCCTTAAATTTGTTTACTACCTTATTAACACCCGTAACCATTAGCTCGTTAATTCAGTTTGCAAATTAGCGTACATGCGCCGCTCTTTTTCTGCTATGTTTAATATGTTGTAATAATTCCCGCCCCAGCTTATGCGCATTTTAGTATTAAGGCCGCTAAGGTAGCGAATTATAAAGTTTACCTTAGTCTTATGCTCTCTGCGGTCTGCGTTAACTGGCTCCTGCCCAAAGTCGCTCTCTTTAACTTGGGCCCATACTTGCGCAAACTCAGCCCAAGACTGTACACGCTCGCCCGTGTTAGAGCTTACGCTTTCGGTGTAGCTCTCTATGGTTATAAGTTCGTCAAAGCGCCCGCTGTCCATTTGCATTATATAAATACCTCCAAGCGGTAAGGGTCTAACATATACTTAAGGCCAAAGTCTAGAGGCTTCATGCCTGAGCTAGAGGTAACGCTTGAGCGGTTGTCGTAGTATTGGCCTACTAGCAAAAGCGCAGCGTGTTTAATGCATAATGGCAGTTTATTACCTAAGTCAGTCGTGGCGCTAGTCAGCTCAAAGCCTTCGACGCACTCGACTAGGTATTTAGTGCGATCGTCAGTTAAAGAGCTAGGCGCAGATTCGAAGAAAATATCTAAGCCGTAATTCCCTAAAGGGTCTGGAGCGCTAATCCAGTCGGCAGCTTCAAACTCAGTAACAGCGTTAGACTCATTAACGTAATAAACGTGCTCTAAGCTAAGAACTCGGCTAGGTATGCGTAAATAATTACCGCTAGGCGTTTGGAGGCCGTTAACGGGGTTTATAAGGCTAGGAAGGCCTACAAAGCCGTCAAAGCCGTAACGAACTGTCGACTTAATTACGTTGTAGCCTAAATACTGCCCGCAAGCGTCAAAAGCCATGCCTATAAGTCCAGTTATATAGCTATCGTCTGCTGAGCTTGTTACGCGCAGGTGAGACTTAGCCTCTGACAAGGTTAAGTAATCTGTTGCGGCGTTAGCCTGGCTTATAATACGCTTACCCGTTAGCATCTTTATTTTTTCTTAATCGTTTTAGGTTTCTCTACCTTTTCTACTTGTTTAGGCTCTTCTACAACCTCGCAAGCTCCCGCCTCTATCAAAAGCTCTGCCTGCTTGTCGTCAAGTACGGCGATATCTCCAGGGCCATAGCTCAGGTTGAATTGCCCGCTTGCGTTAATCAAAAATTTAACTTTCATTTCGTTAATTGGCTCCTGGGGGAGAGAATTAACCGCCCCCAGGCTCTAGGTTTAAGCCCCTAGCGGCTTGTTAGAGTAATTAGGCGTCGATGTCCTTACATACTGCGAAAGCAGTAGGTTGCAACAAGTTAACGTCCATATAAGAGTTAAGAACTACGTTTGTCAAGCCAGCAGTAGCACCGCTATAAGGATCTACTGTCAACTCCATACCACCCCATGAAGCGATAGCCATTTTAGAGAAGTCTCCAAAAATCATAGCGCTCAAGTCAGAGGCAGAGCCTTTAGACAAGTTAGAGGGGCATAAAGTAGTAAAGGCAGCCTGGTAGCCGTTCAATTCGTTAGCACCTGAAGGCATGATAAAGTTACCTTCTACACCTGAAGACTGGCGGGGGGTAGTTTGCAAAGCAGCTTTTACCAAGGGGTTAGTCAAGTAAGCGACACCCTCACCGTTTGCATTCTCAACGGCTTTCATCAAATTGATAACGTCAGCCCAAACAACGGCAGCACCGTTGGCGTTTGTGGCGTTAGAAGCAGCTCCACCAGCGTAAGTAACGTTTACAGAACCATTGGCAATAATACCAGTAGGCTCGTTAGATCCACCGCCCTTAATAGCGGCAGTTTCCAAAGATTGAGCCATGGCTTGCAAAAGCCAGTTTCTAACGTAAGCGTCGATAGAGTTAGAGCTCTGAAGCATCAACTGGTTAGAAACCTGAATATAAGCGGCCAAACGCTTGGGGGAGAAAGAAACCTTACCAAAAGCGGGGCTCTTTTCGGTAGCGGTACCGTTTTCAGTGTTCCATCCACCAGAGGGCAAAGTAGAAGCCTGGGGAAGATCCAAGTTGCCTACCAAGCCGTTCAACTGCTGCACACCCAAACCGCGCAAAACGGTCTTAGGCAACAACACGTCAATAATACCACCCACTTCGGTAGCGATGTTATAACCGCCCTCAGTACCAGCAGGGCTTCCACCCGTAGCGGTCATGTCACGCTTGAAAACGTCTGAAGGGATTAAAACAGAGTGAGCAGCAACGCTAACACCGCTGCGCTGGAACTCGTCGGCAGCTTTAGCGCTCAATTCAGCTTCTACGCCATCTTTGCGGCCAGTAGCAGCCATTTGCAAAGCACGCTTAAAGCTAAACTTTTCGCTCATCTTGTTAACTTCTTTCTGCTCAGAGTAAGAAGATACGCCAGCCAAGTTAGCGGCTTCAGCGGCGCGAGCTTGCAACTTCTCGAGCTTCTCGACTTCTACCTTAATAGAATCAAGGCGGGCGTCGATCTCGTCCAAGCGGGCGCTCTCGCTGTCGCTCATGCTACGGGCTTCTTTTTCGATGTTGTTTTGCAGAGTCTGCAACTCGCCAATCAAGCGGCCGCGCTCTTCTTTCAATGCTTTAATTTTGTTCATTGTATTAAGTGTTTTATTTGTTTCGGTTTAGTAGTTCTTATAACGGGCTAGAATCAACTTAAGCACATCAGCGCTTGCCTCGTGTTTGTCAGCCTCTAGCATTTGGCGCTCTTCAATAGCTCCAGAGCAATCGCGGGCGCTTACTGCTGTACCTTCGTAAGCTGGGTAAGTAACGGGGCTAACGTCGTAGAGCTTGCTTATTTTATTAATAACGCGCAAACCATTTACCCCGTACTTGTCAGAGGTACGCCACTCGCTGCCGTTCTTTTCAACAGTAAAAGCAAAAGAGCTCTGCGTAATGTCGCCGCGCATAATAGAGCGAACCCAAGAGACATGGGTAGGGTTTTCGTAATCCGGAACAAAAGAGTAGCCAAGCTCGCCGCTTTCGGTAATAAATACCTTAGCTGTACCGCTTGCCGTTCTGCCTAATACCAGATTAGGGTCATGGTTGCCCAATACCCTTACGTCGTCCTCTAGCACCTCGTTAAAAGCCCCAGCGGTTATAACTTCCTCAGCGAAGCCTAGGTCTGTACGTTGGTCAATTACTGCCGCTACGCCTACAATTTCGGCGGGCATCTCTTGGCCTTCTACCTTTCGGGCCTCTACTGTGCCTACAAAGCTGCGGCGTTCTTTATTCGTTTCCATTTTAAGCTTGCGTATTATTGTTATTCCCGTCTGGGTTATTGTTCTTAAAAGCTGCACTGGTTAACTGGTCAATCTTAGCCTGCATATAAGCGTTAATCTGCTCAGACGGCATAAGGTTTGCCTCAATTAAATAAGACTCTCCACCCTCGAAGCCGTTAGCGTCCTCAAACTGGCGGGCCTCGTTACGGCTTAACCAGCCGCCCCTTATCCCTTTGTTGTAAAAGTCTGCGCGGTCGTTAGCAGTAGCACGCAGCAAAGAGTTAAAGTTAAACTTAAAATAATAGTTAACCTTATCCGACTCAGTTAGCAACTTGCGGCGCATCTCCTGCTCAATGTTGATAGCGTAAGCCATTAAAGTACGGCTATAAAAATCTTGGTATTCCTGCTCCACGCTAGACTTAACTCCGTCTTTATTGGCCCCAATCATAGAAGCGGGCACGCCAAAAATACGGGCTACCTCTTCAGCTGAAAACTGGCGCTCTTCTAAAAACTGCGCCTCCTCTGGGCTCATGCTAAGCTTCTCCATAGCTACGCCAGCGGGCAAAACAGTAGAGCGGGCAGAGCCGTTTATAACGTCGTCTAAGCTGAGTTTTAACCCTTGCGCTTGCTCGGGTTTGATCTGGTGCTCAGACTTAAGCAAAAATTTAAGGGTTCCGTTCTTATAAACATCGCCGCTTGCACGAATAGCCGCCAAGTCTACGCCCAAGGTCTCGGCGTGGATTTGGACGGGGCTCTTACCCTCTAGTGGGTTATCGAAGCAAAGCCCTTTAAAGTGCAGCATATCAACGGCTGGCACTAGCTTAGGGAAGTTCGGAAGGCTGACCTTGTAAAATACCTGGCCATCACTCAAGACGGGCTTAACAAACTCGGCGCTTATTGGGTGAAGCTCCACGCCAATAAAACGCACGTCGCGATTGATAAAAGCGTAAGCGTTACCTCTAAGCGCAAGCTGGGCCACTTGGTACTTTAAAAAGTCAAATTTAGTTTGATAAGGGTTAGGCTCATTAACCAAAGCGCTAGCGTAGTGAGCACGAGCTACTCGCTTTCCGTTGTCTGTCTCTTCGTAGAGCTTAAGGTCAAGAGTTGCCAAGCCGTCAGATATAACACGCACACAAGCGTGCACCGAAGCAATACTTAAAGCTGTACGGGTATTAACTGCCTGACCGCTAGAGGTCTGAGCTCCAAAAACGTTGGTTAAAGAGTTTATAAGCCACTCAGCGGGGGCGCTAAGGGCGCTCCGTTTTTCTAGGCGGCTAGGGCTAAAAAGCCTTTTAAGGCTAAACTGCATACGGCGAAATTACTTAAGGAGGTTAAAACGCTTGCAACAAAGTAGCCCTTATCTGTTCTCTTTTAGCCATCTGCTTAAGGTGGATCTAAAAACGCCATAGTCCTTAAAGCGTCTGCGGTTAAAGATAGCCATGTAGCGGGCCTCAATTTTCTCGTAAGCCTCTGCGTAGGTTGCAGAGTTCGGCAGCTCCTTATAAAACTCTTTTATAAAGTCGTCCTTAAAAGTTAGCCAAGCGTCGGTACGTATTGCCATAGTATTAGATTTTAAAGTTTGATATACCAAAATTCGTTATTCTCATTCTTAGCAGCCTCCTGCATATATGTTCCCAGGGCCATTACTATACTCACGGGCCCGTCTACCTTGTCGCCGCTCTTTGCCTTATCTATTTTAACGTTGTCGCTAGGGTCACGCTTTAGCAGTACGTTACTCATTTGCCAGCGTGTTACTGGGTTATTGCCGTGCTTTATGTTTTGAGTTTTAACCAGGCGCTCGAGCTCCTTAGTCGGGGCGCTCATAGATACGAAGCCTTGGCCAAAAGGGTACATAGTGAGCCCTTCGTTTTGCAGTTCTATAATTAGCTGGCTAGAGTTAAAGCGGTCAAAAGCCACGTCTTTAATGTCGAAGCGCTCTGCTAGGTCTATAATGTCGGCCTTGATAAAAGCGTAGTCTGTTACGTTGCCCTCTGTTTCAATTATAAGCCCTTCACGCACCCAGGAGCGCACGCTTTCGCCTACTGCGTCAGTTCTACGCTTTACCGCTTCCTCGGGTAAGTAATAGCGGGTAATAACGTGCCCGCTTTCTGGGAAGTACAAAGAAAAGGCGCAGAAGTCGCTAGCGCTTGCAAGGTCAAGCCCGCCATAGCACTCTAAGCCTTCCAGCTCTGAATACTCGAAAGGCTCGCCGCAATTTGCCCAAGTTGCATCTGCTATCCAAGTTTGGGCCGTGTCAGTCCAAACGTTTAAGAGTTTAGTTTTAAATTCTACCTCTTTGTGCGTTAGTTCCTTGGCTTCGTTAACCGCTTGCTCTAGTTTCTTAGGGTAAACGCTTACGCCCCAGTTAGGGTTAGCCTTAGCCCATGTTTTCGGGTCTGTCCAATTGTCGCCAGGGTCAAGCGAGTAAATAACGGTAAAAAGAGCCTCGTCTGCTATTTGCCCGTCTAGTAACTGCTGGCAATATTGCCTATGGCGGTAGCACGGGCTTTGGCGGTTAAAGCCTGCGGTAGTAATTGTAAAAAGAAGCGGCTGCCGCCTTGCCCCCATTGAGTTAAAAATAACGTTATAGAGCTCGTCGTTAGGGTGCGCGTGGTATTCGTCAATAACGCAAAAATGAGTATTAAGTCCGTCCTGCTTACCTGGGTTCCATTCTAGCGGCTTAAAAATAGAGTTGCCGTAGACTATTCGCCTATTATGGATAGAGTTTTGAATTACTAGCTCGTCTTTAAGCCAGTCTTGAGCATTGCACGCCCTTACGCTTTCTCCAAAAACCATCATTGCTTGGTCTAGCTTAGTAGCGGCTGAGTAAACCTGCGCCCCCTCTTCGCCGTCAGCTAGCAAGCCGTAGAGCATTATAGCACTGGCAAAGGTAGACTTACCATTCTTGCGGGGGACTTCAATATAAGCCCTAGAAAAGCGGCGGGCCCCATCTTCGCCTAAGAAGCCGAAAAGGTTGGCAACAATAAAAACCTGCCAAGGCTCAAGCCTAAACTTTTTGCCAGCGTGCTCGCCCGTTGTATGGGTTAGGCTCTGTATAAAGTCGATAGCATGATCGGCTAAAGGCTCTTCAAACCTAAAGCGCTCCAAGTCAGACAAAAAGCGAGCGCAGGCTTGTTTTACTAAGCCACCAGCCACAATTTGCCCAGAAAGGACTTGCTCGGCGTAATTAGTCGCTATTTGTTTGCTCGTCGTCGGCAAGTTGGGCCTTTTCTATTTTGTTAAACTTTGGCGCTTTGGTAGAGTTAGCTACCCAGTAAATAAGAGCCTGCTGAGCTACGTACAAATTACGGTACTCTTTACCGTCTACGCTTTTACCGTCCTTAACTAAAATATAGTTAGGGCCTTGCGTTTCAATTGTCGGGGCGTCTGTATAAAACTCGCCGACTTTTTTGGGTTTAATTTTCTTAGCCATCTTATTAAGTGTTATGCTATTTTAGGTTTATTCGAGAAAACGCCCAGCTTTTTAATGGGCTCCTTCTTTTCAGGTTTCAGGGCTTGCCTTGCGTTAGGAGTTACACCAAACAAGCGGCCAATATCGCAAGCCGCTTTTAGGCTTTTGTGTTTGATCGTATGCCAAGGGCTTAAGGTCGGCCCGTGTATGCCTTGTATAACTTCGCCGAACTCTTCAATTTGTGAGCAAGCGTGTTCGTAGTTCGCTAGCTCTTTGCAGTAACTAGCCAAAAGGTTTAAGTCAGTTGAAAACAAAGCGCCGCTTTTGCGTAGCTCTTCAACTGTTACGCCCCAAATTTCCAAGGCCCTCCCCTTTAGTTCAATCGGGGGCTGCGGGTTTTCTTTTTCTTTTTGTACTTCCATTTTAATCAATATTACAAAAGCATTCAAAGCTTGGGTCATTGTCAAAAAGCCCAGGCTGTAAAAGTGCTTTTTCTCTTAGTTTAGTGTAACTTATCTCTTTTTTAAACGTGTTGCCGTTTTTCTCGTGGTTAATCCACCAATCAAAAAGAGCGGGCTGCTCCTTGGCTATTATTGAAAGTTTGCCTTTACCTTTTAAAAAGCAAAGATCGCAATTCCCGTAAGGCTCTTTTAATTTTAGGCTAAAGTCTTGCTCTTGCCAAAACGCCAATACGTCAGCTTTAGTTACTTTCCATTTAACAAGCGGCAGCTCAATAGATTGATAAGAGGGCAAATTAGTTATTTTGCTCCATCTTCTAGGCTCGTCGTATCTTATGCCGTTGTAATTAGTCCACTCTTCTACTCCGATACTTTTAAGGTATCTGCGAGCCGTGTTTATTTTAAGCTCGGTAGTGCAATAACGTAAGCGCTGGTTTGGTAGAAAGTTCTTGTAATGGGCAATAAGCTCAGAAAATGGCCGCCCGTCCCTGCTGGCCGTTTCGTAGCTTACTACTTCAAACTGCCCCCCAAATCTATACTCGAGCCAAACAACCCCAAGCCCCCAACGCTTATCGCACTCATTTATAAAGTCCAAAGTAGCTGGCGACTCTTTGCCAGTGTTTTGGAAAAGCACCAAGTAATTACCGCCTGCTTCTAAAAGCTTTTTAGCCATGTAAGCCGACGTTTTGCCCCCCGAAAAATTTATAACTTCAGCGCTTTTCATTTTTTACAGACTTTCTGCGGGTGTAAAGAAAAC